TCAGGGACGGGGCAGGAGCAGCGGCAGTGACATTGCATGGTCGCCACTCTGCCGGACGAAGAAGCGCCCCGCGGGCGCGACCTCGTCCAGCACGACCAGCTCCGAGGCAGAGAGGGTGAAGACCGGCGCGGCGACATCCCACCGCGCCACCGGCATGTCGGGATCGCCAAAGCCAACCTGGTAGGCCTCGACCTGTTCGTTGAGCGGTACGTCGACCTCGTCGCGCCACGCCCGCGCGCCGCGCGCGCGCCGAGTCCAGCGCCATTCGAGTGATCCGTCGGCGGCAATCCGAATGCGAGGGTGGACCGGGCAAAGCGGACGGGTCGAAATTCCCGCATTGGCGATCGATCCCGTTACCGGGTCCGGATCGGCGAGCCCGATCGCGGCGAGTTCGCCTTCGCCGCCGAGCCGCACGGGATCGATTGCAAGCCCGGCACCGTCGAGCAGGACGAAGCGTTCGCCGGCGGCGTGATCGAGCGTCAGGTGCTCGGTTCCTCCGCGGCCGCGCAGCAGGACCGAGAGTTCGACGACGCCCCCGCCGAGCGGTTCGGCGCAGGCGAACTGCACGATTTCCCTGCCGATCAGGGCACGATTGTCCCCAAAGGCCAGCAGCTCGGGGGTCGCCGAGGCGAGAGCGAAATCGGGATCGAGCAATTGCACCCGCACACGCGCTGCCCGGTCGAACAGTATGGAGGATCCGGGGGGCAGGGGATCGAGCGTCGTTCCCGCGATCGCGCGGCGTCGCCCGCTTGCTCCGAGCGAACGCAATGCGCCGCCGGGTTCGACCGCGAAGAGTGCGGCTCCCGACCACAGGGCATGGTCGGCCGAGAGCGCCGCATGAACGCGCGGGGCCGCACCATCGCCGTAACCGTCCCACGGAAGCTCGAACGCCGACATCCAGGTCGGTGGCATCGGGTGGTCGGGCAGCGTCGGACCTTGGCCGGGGCTGGCGGCGATCGCCGCGACATCACCGGGCACCATGCGCACCAGCTCGAATTCGACACCCTCGGCGCGCCATTCCCAGCCCGCGACCCGCCACAGGCCGGGCTCGTCGGGCAGCGTCACGACGCTCCCGGGTCCGAGGCCCGGATCGAGCGTCGCGTCGCGCCATAAGCGCATTTCGCGCCCGTTGGTCTGACGGCGTGCGGCGGCGGCGATCAGCGCGCGAGCATCGGCGGCATGGAGCGCCGCGGGCACTTCGAGGACCTGCGGCTCGCCATCGGGCACCGGCCCGGGCGCGCGTTGCTGGCCCGGCTGGTAGTCGCGCGCGGGATCGTAATAGCGCAAGGCACCGAGCGAACGCGGGTCCGGCGGCAGGCGTCGCCGTGACTGCCCGGTCGCGGGAGCGAAGCGGTCCTCGCCCCGGGCGAGGGCCGGGGGCGAGAGCGAGACCGGGATGGCGGTTCCCGACGCCCGAACGGCCAGCCGGTCCCCCGCGCCGTCGCAATCCATCGGCACAAGTTGCGCTAGGGTTTCGAGCGCGGCGACGGGCGCTCCCTCGAGCGCGAAACCGCCGAACGCGTCGAGCGCGACCGCATTCCCGTCGACCGCGCCGCCCGCGAGTCCGGCCAGCGAGATCGCGCCGTCGTCTGCGACAATCTCGAACGAAAGCGCGGGAATCCGGTTGCCGTAATCGGCCAGCTGGAGGTCCTCGAACACGGCATAGGCGATCCCCCGAAAGGCGGGGCAGCTCGCGCCCTTGTCAGCCGCGATCAACGGATCGGGTACCTGGTCGGCCCCACCGGAGTGAACCCTGATCGTTCCGCCGACCTTGAGGTCGCCGGCCGCGCCGCGCAGTAGGTTGCCGTCCGCCCAGACCCGCCCGAGCCGAACGATCGGTCGGCTCGACAGCGCCACCGCGAAACTCGCCGAATAGGAATAGGTGGTGGTGCTCGGTCGCCCCTTGCCGCCTCCCGCGACCGTGCTGTCCTCGCGCAGGTCGGTCGCCCAGATGATCGACCCGCCGGCGCGCATCGTGCCGTGCACCTGCGCGATCGGCTGGCCGTAGCTCGAGGTGGACAGCGCCAGTTCGGCGAGACGCGGGCCTTCGCGCGATGTCGAGCCGATGATCGCGCCGTCGATCGCGCGCCCGGCCAGCGCGCCGATGGCAGCGCCGAGCGGGCCGCCGACGAGCGTGCCGACGGCGGTAAGGGCGAGTGTCGCCATGTTCGGGTACCTTTCAATCGGTGCCCCGACGGGTGTCGAGACGCGCGTGGGAGAGCAGGGGATACGGGGGCATGCCGGGAGTTTCGACGACCCGACGCAGGCCGGCATGGGCATGGACGAAGCCGGCCAGGGTAAGGATTGCGCAATGCGGCTGGGCGGGACCGCAGCGCAGCAGCATCACATCGCCTGCGATCGCAGGCGCCTGCGCGATGACGAGACGATTGGCGACAAGCCACGGGTCGAGATCGGGCAAGGCAAGCTTGCGCTGCCGGTGGGTCGCGGGCAGCGACGGCTGGATGCCGATCGCGACCAGTGCGGCATGGAGCAATCCGAAGCAGTCGAGTCCAGTCGCAGGGTCCCGTCCACCCGGGCGGAACGGCGTTCCGACGAGCGCGCGGGCGGCTGCGGCCAGCGCGTCGGGCGGGGTCATGCCGCGCGCGGGCCGCGGGCGAGGAGGTCGTTGCCCGGGAGGTAGGGTTCGCCGCGGAAATTGACCGCGTTGGCGAACCGCGTCGCGCACGTCTGCAGCAACCGGTCGCAGCCCTCGCGCAGCATCACGCGTGCACCGCTCGCGAGGTCGCTCGGCAGGAGGTCGCCGAGCACGACCGCATCGCCGTCGGTGGCGACGATCTCGCTCCGCAGCCCGGCTGCGCTGCCGTCGCGCCAGCGCAGCCATCCGCCGACCAGCATTGACGGGGCGGGGCCGCCCGCGACGGTGACGCTGTTGGCGTCGCGATCGACCGCGTTCAGCACCGCCCGGTGCGTGTAATGCGCCGAGCCGAGCCCGCATTCCGCACCGCAGAACTCGGCTCGGCACGAAGGGCCGGTGCGCGGCACCGGATCGCGCGACAGCTCGGCCTTGCGCGAACGCAACTCGGCCGCGAACCGTCCGCCTTCGGCGCTGACGGTGCCGATCGTGCCGGTATGGAGCCGGTGCCGTTCGAGGCTTTCCCAGTCCACCAGGCCGATCGCGATCCGGGCATTGTCGTAGCGCCCCGCGGACAGGTCCTCGGCTGCGATAGCATCGTGCGACAGGATTCCCTCGATCTCGGCGCTGTCGGCCGCGAACCCGGGATTGAGGCGGATCGCGGCGGGGGTCATGCCCGGCGCGGCGCGATGGACCAGCCCGTCGAAGGCGAGGTCGCGATCGTGGGTGGTGAAGCCGAGCGTCACCCCGTCGCGCCGGGCGACCCGCCAGTAGGTCGCCACCGTCTCGAGCGGTTGCGCGAACCACAGCCTGCTCATGCCGCCTCGCGGATTTCGACCACGCCGACGCTCGGGGCCTCGCCCGCCGCAAACGCCGCCCCCGCAATGTCGAGGCGATCGTCGGCGAAGCGAACGGGAACATCGAACACGAAGCCAGCGCGGATTTCGGCCCCATCGGCAGGGACTTCGTCGAATACCACCGTGCCGCCATCGAGCGTCCAGCCATCGCTCGTCTCGACCCCGTCCACGCTCACGCGCAGGCTGGCGGGATCGGGGCGGGTGATGCGGCGCAACTGCGGTTCGTTCGCAGGATCGCCGTACTGCTTGATCAGCGCGAACCCGGTCACGCTGCCATCGCCGGTGCCGAGCAACTGGTCGACCGCGGTGGGCGTGTCGGTCATGCCGTTCGAGCTGAAATCGAGCGGATCGCGCAGGCGGAAACCGCGGGCCGGGCCGTGCCTTGCGCGAAAGAACGCGAGCAACGTCCCCAGCTCGTCCTCCGAGCGGATACCCGGCCCGACATCGAAATGCAGCAAGGCATCGGACCACAGCGCATTGCGCCGCTCGTGGCCCGATGCGGTGATTGCAATGGTAGTCGAGAATTCGGGGCTCACCGTCGCGTCGCGACCGAGCGCCAGCGGATAGGAAACGTTGTCGAAATCGCGCATTTCGGGCTCCATCGGTTGTGGCAGGCGGACGTAACCGTCGCGGACGATCTGCGGCAGCGCCCAGACGAAGCGACTGGGCACGCCGCGTTTCAGCGCCTCGTCGAGCGCGGCGTCGATCCGGGGCCAGAAGGCATCGGCATCGTCTGGATCGAGCACGAAGCCCGCGAGGTAATCCTGCCGTGCGAGCGGATAGCCGAGACGTGCATCGACCTCGGCATAGGCCGCGCGGCGTGACCCGTCGGCGCCCGCGGTCAGCCAGTCGTAATCCTCGACCTGCAGCCGGTCGAAGGCCGGGTGTGCCCAGCCAGTCGGCAGGTTGAGCCGCTTCTGCTCGGGCATCGAGGCGTCGAGCACGCTCGGCGTGAACACCAGCAGGAGCAGCTCCGCCGGCCCGTTCGCAACATGGCGCACGGCTTGCCCGAGCGCGGCGGTGCTTTGCGCGAGCAACTCGCCCGCGCGGTCGAGCAGGGCGAGATGGGGGGCATAGAGCGTCGCCTGGAGCGAAGGCAGCGACACCATGATTCCTTCGGCGGAATAGAGATCGAGCGCGGCTTGGTCGTAGACGCAGGCATGCCCGTCGGCACGTACCCACCACCATGGTTCGCCGATCTGGAACGCGACGGGGAGGGCGGCCTCCTCGACGAGAGTCACGAAGCGCGCCGCGACGGCTTGCAGCCAGCCCATCGCCTGCTGGTTGGCAGGCGAAATCAGCGCCGACGGCGGCACCCAGCCGGTACGGGCAGGCGTGCCGTCCAGCGCAAATTGCTGCCATCCGGCCGGGCAGTAATCGGCCAGCAATTCGTAGGACAACGAGACGATCGGGGGCAGCCCCGCCTCACCGAGCGCGGCGAAATATTCGCGGTGCCAGCTTTCTGCCGGACCCGCGATCGGCGCCGTCAAATCGCCCGCGACGTATGCGCCGCCGCTTTCCGCAAGTCGCGGATAATGGCTCATCCCGACATAGTGGATCACCTTGCCGCGATAGCCGAGCGCCTCGATTTGGCGCACCACCCGCGCGGGCGCCTGTCCGGCCGCATCGTCGTAGCCGGTCGCGCAACCGGTATCGTGCGGCGGCAAGTGGACGTCTCCGATGGGCAGGCAGGCATGCGCCCCGTCGGCGGCAATGCCGCTCATCTCGGCCCAGCCCTCGATCGGCGCGGCGAGCGGCGCCTCGCTGTCCTCGACATAGCCGGGCGGCACCAGCGAGACGAACATCCGGTCGATCTCGGCCGGGTGGACCGGATCGTCGCCCGCCCAGCCGCCGGCGAGCGCAGAGAAGGGCAGCGTCACCACCGCATCTTCGGGCGAGCCGGCGGCGTAGTTCCACAACCGTACGAACCAGTTGCGCGGGTTGCCGGTCGCGTCGCGACCCTCGATCGTGAGCGTCGGGCCGTCGACCGCGTCTAGCGCGACAATCCCGCCGGAACGCCAGCGGAAGCTGAGTGTCGAACGCGCATAGTCGCGCACCGTGTCGTAGGCGAGCAGCGGGTGATCGAGCGTGTCCTCGCTCGCCCAGATAATGCCCGCCAGGTCGCCCTCGCGGCGGAAGGTCGCCTCGACCCGCAGCGTGCCGGGCGCGGGGGTGGTGATGCAGGCGAGCATCGGGCGCGGGAAATTGACCGTCCAGAAACGCGGATCGAAGCGCGCGATCGAGTCGGTCTCCTGCCCGTCGCGTGCGCGGGCGAGCCAATATGCCATCAGTGGTTCTCCAGTGCCTTGCGCACGGCCGCCGCAACCTGGCGGCCCGATCGCTGCAGGGCCTGAGGGCGCTCGACACCGCGCGGAACATCGAGCCGGATCGCGACATTGACCTGGCGCGGCGCGGCGATCGCGGAGCCGGATTCGACCCGTCCCGCGGCGGTCGGCACGAACAGTTCGGGGCCGCGCTCGCCGACGAGATAACCGCGCCCCGGCGAGACATTGCCGCCGGTCGCACGGCCCGGCAGGCCGAAGATCGCGCCGAGCATTCCGGCAAGGTCGAACGGGATTCCGGCCTTGCTCCCGCCGAACAAGCCGCCAAACGCGCTGCCCAGCGCATCGAGCGCCTGTGCGGCGATGTCGTCGAGCACCCGGGTGGCGATGCGCCGCAGATCCTCGAAGCCGAGCGAACCCTTCTTCAGCGCATCGAGCAATCCGCGCTCGAGCGTGTCGCCGGCTCTTGCAAATCCGTTGACCAGTGTCGCGTCGAGCGACTGCTTCATTGCCGCGATATCCTGCGCGAAGCCCTGCGTGTTGGCGCGCACGTCCACCGCCAGCGTTTCCACCTCATCGTCCATCGTCGGCCTCCATCAATGCGGTCATCTCGTTGCGATCCAGCGGCGCGCCTTGCGCTCCCGGATCGGCCAGCGCGCCGAGCAGTTCGGCGGGCGTTGCGCCCCAGAATTGCGCAGGCGCCCAGTGCAGCACGCGCGCCGCAACGGGCCAGGCGATCCGGGTCACCTCGGCCCAGCTTTCGTTCACCCTCCGCCTTTCAGGATCTGCCCGAGCAGCACGCGCAGCGGCTTCGTGGCTTCGGCCAGCCCCATCGCGGCGATCGCCTCGCCAAGCCGCTCGCGCGGGATGTCGTCTCGCTTGGCGAGGCAGTGCCAGAACAGCGCGTTCATCTCGGCCAGTTTCAGGCCACCCTGGGAGGCGCGTTCGACCAGCGCGAATAGCGGCCCGAGCTCGTCCTCCGCCGCGAGCAGGGCGGCGTAGCTCGGGCGCAGCAGGCAATCGCGCGCGCCGATGCGGATCGACGCTTCGCCGCGTTCGCTGTTCGCCATCAGGCCGCGACCACGGCGCCGGAGCTTTCGAGCTGCATCGTGTAATTGCGCTCGCCGTTGAAATCGCCCGCGTAATCGAGCCGCTGGATCAGGAACCTGCCCCGCAGCTTCTCGCCGTCCTCGAACGAGAGCTCGTAATCGTCCAGCGTTCCGGCAAAGGCATTGGCGCGCACCTGCGCCTCGGCCGCGCTGCCAAGGAAGATTCCCGCCGCGCTCACCGAGACCTGCCGAACCCCGGCACCCGAAAGGAGCTCGCGCCACCCGCCGCTGGCCTTGTTGGTGACCACCACCGTATCGCCGGTGATGGACATCTGCGTGGTCCGCAGCCCCGCGACGGTCTGGTAGGCGGGTGTCGCCGCGCCGTCGGAAATCTTGAGCAGGAAGGCGCTGCCTTTCTGGGCGGTCATGCGGGTTCTCCTTGAGGTGTGGTGAGCAGCAGGAAGCGAAATTCGAGCAAGCTGCTTCGAAGGTTGTGGCTGCGCTTCTCGTTGCGGGCGCGCAGGAACTGGCTCGCGACGAGCGTGAACCCGGTCTGGTCGCGTGGCAGGGCGAGCACGCGCGCCTCGATCGTCGAAAGCATCTCGATCGCGGTGTCGGCCGCGTCGCCACGCGAGCGGTGCTCGATCACGATACGGACCTCGCGCCCGGACTCGGTCTTGGTCGACCAGTCGCGACTGGCGCTGGCGGCGATCGAAAGCATCGGCGTGGTGATCGGCCCCGTCGCTTCCTCGCGAATGGCACCGAGATCGGTGAGGGTGGGATCGGCGCGCAGCCAGTCGATCAACGCGGCGCGCAAGAGCGCTTCGAGCATCACAAATCTCCGGTGAAGAGCGGCCACAACATGCGCGGCGCGTGCGAGCCACGCGCTTCGGCAAGGGCGCGCGCCTTGGCAGTGAGGCGTCGGACTAGCGAATTGTCGGGCAATCGCGTGGCTATCATCGGCCCGCTCACTGGAGGCGCATCCGGCGATAGGGCCGCCACAGCGCGGCGACGGCCGCGGGCGGGATCGTCCAGGCGTCTTCCTCATCGTCCACCCGCGTGCGCCATGAATGCGACGCCAGCCGTTCGATCCCGTGACGGATCGAGGCGGGGAGTCCTGCCCAGTCCGGCGCCAGCCCGGCGGTGAACTGAACCGCGATGCGACCGGCATTGCCGGGCCGGATCGTGCGCAGCCGCGCCGATCCGTCGGCGTCGAGCTCGAAAGCGTAATCCTCGCTTGCGAGCGGGGTTCGGGTGCCGTCGGCGGCGATCCCCTCGACGCCGAGCAGCGTGTTCACCGGCCGGGTCGCGAGTGCGCGGAAACTGCCCGCAACGGGCAGCACTTCCTCGCAGGCATGGATGAGCGGCATCTGCCCGGTGAAGGCCTCGCACGCCTCGATCGCACTGGTGAGCAGCCTTTCGAGCTGGTCGTCCTCGGCCTGGGTGGCGATGCCGAGCCACGCCTTGAGTTCGGTCACGGCCAAGGCCCCCGGCGCGGCGGGGGTGAGGATTTTGCGGTTGGTCATGAGAAACATCTCCACACCGAACGGCGGAAAAGCCCCCTCTCCTTAAGGGGAGGGGGAGGGGGAGGGGGGGGCCGGACAGGCGATGCTGTGCCGCCCGCGCCCCACCCCACTGCGACTAGGCTCACCTTCGGCTCGCCAAGTCTCGCTGCCCCTCCCCTGAAGGCGGAGGGGCCCGTCGCACCTACACCTCCACCTTCAGCAGCTTGATCGCTTCGCTATCCAGCACCTGCCCGCCGACGCGCTTGGTGGCGTAGAAGTGGACGAAGGGCTTGTTGGTGAACGGATCGCGCAGGATCCGCGTCGCGCTGCGCTCGGCGATCAAATAGCCGTTGCGGAAATTGCCGAAGGCGATCGGGGTCGCGTCGGCGGCGATGTCTGGCATGTCCCCGGCCTCGACCACCGGGTAGCCGAGCAGGCGATCGGGCTGGCCCTCGACCAGGCCCGGCTGCCACAGGAACGCGCCGTCGGCGGTCTTCAGCTTGCGGATCACCGCCAGCGTGGCCGAGTTCATCACGAAGCTCGCGCCCTGGCGATGGCCGGCCTTGAGCGAGTGGACGAGGTCGAGCAGCAGGTCTTCGGGGTTGGCGCCGAGCGTCGCCGCATCGCCCGTGCCGAGATACTGCAGCGTGCCGAAGGCGCGCACGCCGTCGGCTGCGGTGCTGGTCGCGGCGGCGAGAAAGCCCTCGGGCTGGTCGCTGCCAGAGCCGTTGACGAAGGCCGCCCCCTCGGCGCGAGCGAATTCCATCGCGATCTCGCTCGCGAGCCAGCTTTCGAGGTCGAACCCGGCATCGTCGAGCATCGCCTGGCTGGCGGCGGGATTGGCGTAGAGTTCGCCGGTCGGGGGCGCGATCTCGGCGAAATCGGGGGTGTCGGTCTCGGGCCGGACGGCGGTCTCGGAGACCCAGCCCGAGGCGGTGCCGCCGGTGGTGACGAGCTTGCGGTAGCCCGCGCTGCCGGTCTGGACGACCTGCGCGATGGCGCGGATCGGCGAGAGCTCGGTGAGGGTGCGGGCGATCGCTGCGTCGATCTGCTGCGGTACGGCGTAGCCACCGTCCGCAGCGACTGCGCCGGAGATCGATTTGAGCTCGGCCTCGCTGCCACGGCGCAAATAGTGGTCGACGAAGCCCTTCACTTCGGGCGCTGCGGGGTCGCTACCGATTGCGGGGCGCTGCGCGGCCTTTCCGATCTTGTCGACGCGCGCCTTCACCTCGTCGACGTCGGTACGCAGCATGGCGATGTCGCTCTCCGCCTTGTCGGCGCGGGCGACGAGATCGAAGCTCTGCTCGAGCTCGGTATCGGGGGCGGTCTGGTTGGTGGTGGGGGAATCCATGGGCAGTCACCTTTCTTGCGGGCATGAAAAAGGCCGCTCGAAACGGCGGCCGTGGGGTGAAGGAGGGATGGGACTAGGGTTGGACCAGGTGCACCCGCGCGCCGTGTTGCATGGGGCGGGTCACGAGGCTGACCTCGAAGATGTCGACCGCGCGCAAGGCCCGCCCGGCGGTCGAATGTTCGGCAATGCGGGTGCGGAAGCCGAAGCTGAGGCCGGTCGCCGTTCGGTTGGCGAGCGCAAGGCCGGCACCGCCTGCGGGGTTGTCGATCGATCCGATCACACGCAGGCCGCGGGCATCCTCGCCGACCTGTTCGATCCAGCCGACGCGCTGCTCAGGGCGATGTTGCCAGTAGAGCGGCAGCGGGTCGCGGCGCGAAGCCAGCGAGGCGGCGAACGCGCCGTGCCGGATCGTATCGCGCCCGGCATCGCGCCGATCGAACAGCGCGGCGTAGCCGGCGAATCTCACTTGAGCATCTCCCACGCCCCGAACCTCACGGCCAATCCGATCAGCAGCAGCGCCAGCGCAGCGCGGACGATCCAGTCGACCGCCGCCTTCCACGCCGAGCGCTTGGCATCGCGCCAGGCGCCGAGCAGTTCGCGCAGTTCGGAAAGGTCCTCGCGCGCCCCGGGATCGTCGAGACCCATCCGCACCAGCACGCGGTTGGCGCCGAGCTCGCTCGCTTCCTCGACCACGGCGCGCAGCGTGACGAGGTCCGAGCCCTCGGTGGCGGCCTGCGACAGCAGGCGGGCGAGCATGTCTTCACGCATCATGGTTGACCTCCAGGCCGAGCAGGCGGCGCTTTTCATCGTCGGAGAGGAAATCGGCGGCGGTGACGCGCGCCCACAGTTTCTCGCGGTCCTCGGCCAGCTCGGGCACGCGGTCGATATCGATCGCGAGCCTTTCGCGCGGCCACCACAACGCCAGCCCTTCGGCCAGCGCACCGAGGATCTTCGCGCCGAGCGGCAGCAGTGTGAGCCGCCACAGCGCGCGATTGGCCTCGCGGTAATTGGCGTAGGTGTTGTCGCCCGGCAGGCCGAGCAGCATCGGCGGCACCCCGAAGGCGAGCGCGATGTCGCGCGCGGCCCCGGCCTTCAGCTCGGCGAAATCCATCTCGGCGGGCGAGAGCGCCAGCCCCTGCCAGCGCAACCCGCCTTCGAGCAGCATCGGCCGCCCGGCATTGCCCATGCCCTGGTAGGCCTGCGCGAGTTCGGCCTTCAGCCGCTCGAACTGTTCGGCGGTGAGGGTATCGCCGTCCTTGGCGTCGTAGACCAGCGCGCCGCTGGGCCGCGCCGCGTTGTCGAGCAGCGCGCGGTTCCAGCGGGTCGCCGCATCGTGCAGTGCCACCGCCGGATCGGCGGCGGAGAGGCAGCCGGTGCCGTGATGGTCGTCGACCGGCGAGAAGCCGCGGATATGGACGATATTGGGCGCAGCCGACTCGTCCTCGAGCGGGATGTGCACCGCCTTTTCGCCCACGCGATAGGTATAGCCGGTCGGCCAGCCATCCTCGCCCGCGACCGGGGTGACCCGCTCGGGTCGCAGCGCGAACAGCTCGCAGGGGCGACCGTCGGCACCTTTCAGCACCTGCGCATAGGCATTGCCGTGGAGCAGCAATTGCGCGGCCAGCGTTTCGAGCAGCGATTGCCCCGCACTGGTCGCGGTGACGAGACCGGAAAGCTCGTCCGCACATGGCGCAAGCGGCGCTCCGCCGATCCCTTCCGAGACCAGCCGCACCGCGCGCTGCGCTACCGGATTGTCGCACCAGGCGCGGCGCACCGAGCGGTTGTATTCGTAGGCGGGCGGTGCATCGCCCCCATCGGCGAAGAACCACGGCGAGGTGAAATGGCGCGCAATCGGCAAGCGCGAGCCGCCCCCGCCCTTGAAGGCGGCGGCGACGCTGGAAAGGAAGGACATTTGGTTTCCCCAAACAAAAAAACCCCGCCAACTTGGCGGGGTCTCAGATCATTGAAGGGCGTAGATTAAGCGGCTTTTTTCAGCCCAGCTTTATCCGCCGAAGGGAAGCAAGAAAGCGTGCGCACGAAAGCCACGCCAAAGTGCGCGACGGTTTCCTCCATCGCTTCTCTAATCGCAATTTGGGCTTTCGCTTCGTCAAATTTGATCATGTTAAATTCACTTCGCTAATTGAAGCGGAGCGACTTTGCTGATTGTCAGCCAAGCGCCATGCGCCTCGGTTGCTGCAAAAACCCCCTTGCTGTCAAGTGTGTTCCCGAAAGCTCGGAAAAACACGGCGTCTGCAGGGCTACGTAAATGCAGCTTGATATGGTCTGCCTTAAGATGGCTTTCAGAAAGCTTAAGAGCGCCGTTTAAAATTGCTATCAGGGTGTCAACATAGGAGTTTTCGTCGAGATTTCCATAGTCGAGCAATGGGCAAACTGTAACTTCTCGAACTCGCAGCACCCATCCAGCAAAACCTTTTTGCATGGTGCGGATCGCACACGCTACGGCCATAAACTGGTCGCCGTCTGCGACACCAATGGCCCATTCCTTTTCGGTGGCCTTCTTGGCGAACGTGCGAATCGGTTCCATCGCGGATGGTGCGAAGCCTTCAAAATCCTCTCCTACCGCTTCGCATTGCGACGCCCAATTGTCTTCGAGCTGCTGAAGCGTGCCATCAGCCTCTAGGAGATGAATTGTTTGCATTTTTTGCCCCTCAGATTTGAGCGTTAGCTAGGGCGGAGTTCATAGGATTGCAATCCGCGCTGTAGCTCGTTTTCGCAGCATCAGTTCGGTCAGCGCCCAGACCAGCGCATCGGCGCGGTCCGGCGACCTTCCCGGGCCTTCGTAGCCGCCGCCCGCCATCAACCCGCAGAGCTGGTCCTCGAGCCTTGCGAACAGGCCCGCATGGCTCACGCGGCCCGCCTCGTAGAGCGCGGCGACAGGTTCCGCTCGCGCCGACTTGCCGCGGGTCGCGTGGACCAGCTTGAGCGGCAACGATAGCTCCGCTGCGCGCAGCACGCTGGCGACCATCGCGCCGCCCTGGTTGGCTTCGGCGACCACGCGCTCTGCCTCCCATTCGCGTGCCGCTGTCGCCACCGCGCGCGCCCAGCTCTCGGGCGATGCCCTTTCGACCGAGCAATCGGCGAGCACGCGCGCGGTGCCGTCCGCCAACAGCCCGGCGACCACGATCCCGCAGGCGTCGCCGGTGGCGGAGGCGGGCGGATCGACCGCGACCACGATGCGTAGTGGCGCGGCATCGTCCGCCGCGACGCGACACCGCTCCAGCAGCGCGCGGCTCCACAGCGCGCCTTCGACCTCGTCGAGCAATTCGCCCTCGAGCTCCTGCCGCCCCAGCGCGGTATCGCCGTATTCGCGGTCCATCGCCGCCATGAAGGCGAGCGGGAGGTTGCGCCAATTGTCGGCGGTCGCGCCGCGCGTCACCACCGTGCCCTCGCTCGCCAGCAGGCGTTGCAGCAGCGGGACGGGACGCGGCGTGGTGGTGGCGAGCACCTGCTGTTTCTCGCCCAGCCTCAGCCCGAGCTGGAGGTTGTCCCATGTCCGCTCGGCGCGCCGGTGGCTGTTGTTCCATTTTGCCAGCTCGTCACACCACGCATGGCTATGTTGCGGACCCCGGAGACTCTCGGGCTCGGCGGCCGAATAGAGCGTCGCCTCGGCGCCGTTGCGGAAGCTTATCCGCCGCAGCGAGGCTTCGTAGACCGGCGTGCTTTCGGGCGGAAAGACCGACATGATGCCGCTCTCGCCCTCGACCATCACCGAACGCGCTTCGCCGAGGCTCGCCGCGATCAGCGCGATCTTTGCGTTCTGGTTCGTGTCGGCGATCAAGCGAACCCATTCGGCACCCGCACGGGTCTTGCCAAACCCTCGCCCGGCCATGATCACCCAGTTGCGCCAGTCGCCTCCGGGCGCCTCCTGCCCCGGATGGGCGTCATTCTTGAAGTCGACGTCGAAGCCATTCCTGGCGTCCTGCTTCAAATCCTCGGCGAATTCGGCCCGCATCTTCGGGGTCGCTTCGTCGAAGATCTCGGTCCGGGTCATGTCCGTCACCGGCTTGCGATCATCGGTCATCCGGCCTCGCGCTCCCGTCGCGCGGCGATCTGCTCGCGCAATTTCTGCACCCGGCGCTCGATCGAGGCACGCACTTCGGCGGCGCTGACATTGGCGCGCTGCGCGCCTTCCTTCGCGATCGATTCCTTGTGCGCGGCGAGCAGGCGGAGCGCGTTGGCGACATCCATCTTCCGCTTCGGCGCCGGATCGCGCAGATAGCCGAGCACCTCCATCTCGAGGTTGCAGTAGCCTTCGTAGAGCGCCGCGCGCCACTTGGCGGCGAAGGCGCTGTTCCTGCGGCGCTCGTCGTAGACTTCGCGGGTTGATACCATGGCGCGCGCTGCGGCGGCGGAGACGTTGGAGGTTTCGGCCAGCGCCTGCATGAAATCGCGTTCCCAGTGATAGGCCATCGGCAGGACTTCGCCCTGTTTCGCGGCACGGCATTTCGCCGCTCCCGCGTCCCGCAGCGCGGCGTCCCAGCGCCGCGCGAATTCGGGATCGCGCTTGCGGATGCGATAGGCGGGGCTCTTGGTGATCCCGGCAGCCTTGGCCGCGCGGCCGATATTGCCCCAGCGTGCGAGCGCGGCCAGGAACGGTTCTTCCCATAGGAGGATGTTTCGCTGTTTTTCGGTCATCGTCCCCACCCGCCGTCCGATCGATCAGCGCGATACGAAAAAGGCCGCAGCGGCAGGATGCCGGCGGCCCGAATCGGTTTATCGCGATGTTCTTTATATGTACCTAAACAGCGTGACGATGTCAATTAGAAAAACCAAATAGGTTTGCGCCGGTCAGCTGCGCGTCCATTTCTGCTCGGTCCGTTCGATCGCGAGGTCGCCCGCCCACGGCACGCACAGGGCCCGCGCGTCGTCGGCCGGCGCGGACAGCCAGGTGGCCCAGTTCTCGCGGGCCACGATCACCGGCATCCGATCGTGCACTTCGGCCGACGCCTCGCTGGCATCGGTCATCACCATGCTGAACGCCCGGCCCCATTCGGCGGTGTCGCGCCAGATCCCGGCGCAGGCGAACAGCTCGGTGTCGGGCAGCGACAGCCAGGTGCGGGTCTTGGCGCCCTTTGCACCCTCGGCCTCGGCCCAGGCGGAGACCGGGATCAGGCAGCGCCGTTCGCGGAAGCTCGCGCTCCAGAACGGGCTCGACAGCTTGTCGGTGCGGGTATTGTTGACCGGCCGCGGCTTCAGCGGTTCGCCCGTGCGCTTGCTCTTCTGCACCAGCGGGAAGCCCCAGTGCATCCCCTCGACCGCGTCGGTCACCACCATCGCCGGGTAGCCGGGATAGACCTCGCCCCCCGCATTGCCGACCTGGCCGATCTCGCTGTCGAACAGGCGCGCGACCTCGCTGGCGGCCTTGGTCATGCGATAGAGATTGCACAT